ACTTTAAAGCATTAGGTTTTCTTCCTCGTTCGATGCGATAATCAGTTCCGTCTTTTTCAAAAGTTAATGTAACCAACATATTTTTATTGTTGATTTTATTAATGAGATTATCCCGCTTGATGTTTGTTAAGGCATTACCAAATAGTGCATAACTTAAGGCATTAACAATAGTTGTTTTACCTGTACCATTACGAGAACCAGAATCATCACCACCTTGATCTAGATTTTCTCCTAATACTAAAGTCAACTGTTCTTTGTCAAAATCGATGGCCTGAGTCTGATTACCCACGCTCATGAAATTTTTCACGGTAAGATTTTTTAATTTTATCATAGGCTATTGTAAATCGATAATAACATCTTTGGATCATAGTTGTCACTCTGAATATTAACCAATTGGTTAGAAACTATTTGGTCTACTGATTCAAAATGCTCAACATCGATGTTTGTATTAATTTCAACTTCTTTTTTCTCTGGAATAAGAGTTAATTCTCTTAAATTATAGGTGTTGATAAAGTTTTCTTTAATAAAACTTGCTTCTTCAAAACTGACATCAATATCTAATGTTACTCTTAAGTGCATTTTATCGGTACATATTTTTTCAGCACTGTCAATAAGTTCACTTAATTTAATATTTCTATATTTGGGTTGATTGTGCCAGTTTATAAATTTAGGAGTACCGCCGAATTCAAACACAGTCATTCCTCGATCATCATCACCTGCATCTGCATAATTGTGAGGAAACGCATTACCAATGTATAACATGTTATTACGCTGTTGTCTCTTATGAAAATGTCCGCTAAATCCTAGTTCAAAATTTCGAAAATGTTCCAGTTGTATTTCTCCCTGGTCGGGCATTTGTACCATAGCATTCATATAGAATAGTGGTAGTTCAAAATGCCCAAAAACATATCTTGCTTTACTTTTTTCAATGTCTTTCCATTCGTCTCCAACTAACCAAGGACATAACATTACCTCTCCCTCGGTAAAAGGTTTAGTAATCACAGTTATACCTGGAATATATTTTCCAAATTCAACTGAATGTATATCTCTCTTGTCTTTATAATACAGATCATGGTTGCCTGGAAAGAAAAAGAATTGATCAAATGCTTTTCCTAATTTTTCTAATGCTCTAATAGACGAATCCATTGTTGTAATATTAAGCGTATTTCTGTTGTGATGCCAGTCACCTAGAAATATACCAGTCTCACAACCTTCTTTTTTTGCCTCCTGGATATACCAGTCAACAAAATCTTCACAATCTTGATTGTGTATGGCACTGTTAGATTTTAACCCAAAATGAATATCAGTAAAGAGTGCTGCTTTTTTGAATAGACTCAACTATCGTCCCCTTTTTCTTGTCTTTTAAGGGCATTGGCCCACTCGCCGTCAGATGTACGAGTATAACTTGGATTTAATCCGTTCTTTTTTCAATATTAATGATTCTAACAAAACTATTTGTAACAGCCGCAGTATAATAAGCAAACGGATTGTTTGACTTAGATTCATCAAACTGTAGCCCAATCTGTGTTAACTGTAGAATAGCCTGTCCACGCATTTCTTCGTTATAGGTATATCCACGAACATTACCTCGGGTAGCATAGCGTTCACATAACTTTAAAAACATTCTTGGTAGGGTGTCGGTTATCTGTCCACGATCCTTATCGAAGGTACCATTATGAATATCTCCACGCCAGTGACTTTTCCCTACACATTCGAGATTGTCATTCTCATCATATTTCCAATGTTGAAATGGAGGAAAATTTACTTTGTCTCGACGATCTGCTTCACTTTTAGGATTTCTTTTACGACCAGAGTTTTCAGGAACATGATCATAGGTCATTATACGAAAGATCAACTCATCTTTCATAATTTTTTTATAATCAATTTCACACTCTGCTTGTTTAACTTTTTCACCTGCTGCTTTTCTACGTTCATATTCTGCTTGTGACAATCTTTTTGCTTTGTTGCGTTTTGCTTCGGCAATAGTACGTACATTAATTTTTTCCAAGGACGGAAGAATTATATCATATCTATGATATTCGGGATCGGTAAACACACAATATGTACGTTTGCTTTGATGAATCTCCTCTAGTAAGTCTTTATTGTTTAAGTAGTTTGTTTTCATATTTTTTTTACCTTGAGTATTAAGATATTATAAAACACGCATATTAAAATGTCAATAAATAAGTTAAACGAGGTTAACCAATATGGCATTATTTGATTCTAATAACGGGTTAGGAACATCGTCTGGAGGAATCCAAGGATTCGGGTCAGACGCAATCAATTCTGTAGCCGGAGGTGCAAATAAATTATTAGGCACTGTAGCTAATTTATCAGGATCGTCGGGCCTGCTCAGTAAATTACGAAGTTTAAATTTACCTGCTGGCGGAGAAATTACAGGATTTATTAAAAATACACAGGCACAGTTTGCAGGATCAGACGCAGATACTGATTGGCGTGTTCGACTATCAATACCAAACAATTCTGTATTTTCAGGAAGTCAGATATTGCAACCATTAAGAAGTGCTGGTGGGTTAGTTTTTCCTTACACTCCTCAGATTAATGTAACAACCAGTGCCAATTATGATGAACAAGCGTTAATACATCAAAATTATCCGTTTTATGCTTATCAAAATTCTAAGGTTGATAGAATTACCATATCAGCACCGTTTGCTATTGAGGATGCAGTTCAGGCACAGTATTGGATAGCTGCCGTACACTTTTTAAGAAGTGCTACAAAAATGTTTTCAGGTGATACACCAAATCAAGGTAATCCTCCTCCGATCTCTTATTTTAATGGGTACGGTGAGTTTGTCTTTAAAAACGTTCCTGTAGTTGTTACTTCTTTTACTTTAGATCTACCAAAGGATGTTAACTATATTTCTACACAAGCAAGTGCCGGATTTGGTAATAGTAGATTGCCCGGATTAGGTAATTCAAATGGTATCAGTGACCTTATTAATCAAGTGGCTAGAACCGCAGGACCAAGAGGCGCAATTGATGCTGCTAAAAATATCGCAAGTCTTGGTAATATTGGATCATTGGGAAGTAACCTTTCTAAAAATTTAGCTTCGGGTCTGTTAGGAAAAACAACAGCCGGACAACAAGGAATGAGTTATGTGCCAACGTCAAGTACACTAAACATTTCTCTACAACCGATTTACAGTAGAGAAAGTATGCGTAAATTTAATTTACAAAAATTTGTTAACGGCGAATATGTTAAAAATAATGTAGGATACTTATAATGGCCACAAAGTATACAAATACAAGCCCTTGGTATAGTACTCCATTTAAACAAGACTACTTGGATCTTTTACAGATTCGTCCGGTCAGTGCCGAAAATGATGATTTCTTGTACACAATTGAAGCACAATACACTTATCGTCCAGATTTATTAGCCTATGATCTATATGGAACAACAAAACTATGGTGGGTTTTTATCCAACGGAATCTTGATGTAATACAAGATCCTATTTTTGATTTTGTTCCAGGGAAAGAAATTTATATTCCAAAAAATTCCAGTCTTAAAAAGGTGTTGGGCCTCTAAATGGCAAATTTTGATCATATAAAAACTTCAGCAACAACTCTCACACAGGATCTAACAAAAAAATTATCAAATGTAGGATCTGCAAAAGCAATTAATTTGCCTAGTGGTGTCTCTAATGCTATAAAAACAGGAACATCACAGTTAAACGGGTTACAAGCAAATACATTACAAGGCCTTAAAGATGGAACAGTACCATCATTGCTAGTGTCAAAAGGATCTTCCTTATTATCCACAGGCCCAACGGCAGCAAATAGTCAATCAAACATAATACCAAATCCATTAAGTGCATATTCTAGTTTTAACTACATTTGGACCTTGAGTGTTTTAGATGATGCTGCAATTAATTTTCCTGATGAAACTTATAAAAAGGGTAGACTAGGACAAATCATATGTCGTAACGGTAGCGGTGATCCTGAAAATAGGATTAATACGGGTTTTGGAAAATTTGACTATGTTATCGACGACATGCGAATTAGTCATATCATGGGATTTGACAAAGCTACTGGAAATTCTAATGCAGGTGGGTTTAGTTTTAAAGTATATGAACCTTACAGTATGGGATTGTTTATGCAGTCACTTCAAATAGCTGCAAAATTAAACGGACATGATCAAACGTATCTCACAGCCCCATTTTTGTTAACTGTTGAATTTATGGGACACATTGATCCTAACCAACAAAATGTTAATCAAGGTGCTATAACCACAAGACACTATCCTTTTAGAATCGGCGAAGTAGACATGAATGTTACCAATGGAGGAAGCGTTTATACTATCGAAGCGTATCCTTGGAATGAACAAGCATTTTCAGATTCTGTAAGAACAATAAAAACTGATATAACAATCAGTGGGTCAACAGTTCAAGAAATGTTACAGACTGGTGCCAAGAGTTTGCAAAAAGTATTAAATGATAGATATCTTGAATTAAAGAAAGAAGGGCAGGTAGCAGCACCGGACGAAGTTGTTATACAATTTCCGGTTGATATTGCAACAAGTTCGATTAAAGGTAATTCAGATATTTCCCCTGCTGATGAAGGAGCTACACTTGATCCTAATGCTGGTGAGGGAAAAGATATTTTCACAAAATTAGGAGTAACACGTAGTGCCATAAATGCTACATTAGTTCAAGCTGACACTAGTTGTAATGAAATTGGAAGATCAAAAATGGGATTTGATCTCTACCGCAGAGGAGACTTTCCTTTTGGCAAAGACAATTTAGTATACGATGAAAAAACAAACATTTATACTCGCGGTGATCTCGAAATAAATCCTTCAGAAAGTGATTTTAAATTCCGTCAAGGATCAGATATTCCTAATGCAATCAATCAAGTAATAATGATGAGTGATTACGCTAGATTTGCTCTTGATCAAAATAACATTGTTGACGGTATGGTAAAATGGTGGAGGATAGAAACTCACGTTTATAATATTCCGTTAAATGAAAACATAGCCAAGACAGGCGACAAACCTAAATTATATGTTTATAGAGTCGTTCCTTATCTAAGTCATGTTAGTAAAGTATTGCCTCCTAACTCCGTTGCTCCAGGTATACCTGAATTAGAAAAACAAGCAATCAAGGAATACAATTATATCTATACTGGTAAGAACACAGACATACTTGATTTTAACATCAAATTTAATGCAGCATTTTATCAAGCATTCGCTGCAGATGCTAATGCAAACAACGAAGATGTTAAGACGTCTGCACAAAATTCTGGACTGGCAAATGTTTCTCAGAACGGAGCGGTACTCGGCACAGAAAAAGTAAGTATTGGTGAAGGAACCGCAGAAACACAAATTGGATCAACCGGAACTCAAATACGCTACGACAAAACAGAGTTTTCCAGTGACAGAGGCGGTGGTGGTGGACAAGAAGAACTATCAACTCGTGTTGCTCGTCAATTTATGGATGCTGTTACAAATGGTGTTGATCTTATGGAAGTTGATTTAAAAATACTAGGTGATCCTTATTTCCTTGGTGATAGCGGGATGGGTAATTACACTGCCGGACAAGTTGAAGATCTAACTAATATTAATCAAGACGGATCAGTAAACTATCAAAACGGAGAAGTTCACGTTAGATTAAATTTTAGAACTCCAATAGACATAAAAGAACAAACAGGTCTTTATGATTTTGGACCTACTGAAATGATTCAAGAATATAGTGGACTTTACAAAGTCTATACATTAGAATCAGAATTTAGTCGAGGTATGTTTACACAAACGTTGAATTTATTAAGAGTACCAATGCAAGAAGTTAAAGATAAACAAGCACCTGTAGCAGGACCTATGACAAGTGTTGAATCAATACCAGTAAACATCAATCCTGGTAATTTACAGTCACTGGCTAACATTGATATCAGTAATCCTAATTTTCTTAAACAAACGGCAGAGCAAGCATTAGATGCAGGCAAAAAATTTCTTAACGGTAAAGGTATATTATAATGGCTGAAGATTCTAGAAGTATACCAGAACAGTTAGACAGTCCAGGACCCTATCTTGCTAAGATAGTAAGCCATCTTGACCCGTATTATATGGGATCGTTAGAAGTTGAGATTTTACGATCAGTAGGTGCTCAAAAAGCACGAGAAGGACAAATTCATCGTGTATCATATCTCAGCCCTTTCTATGGAGTTACTAATGTAGAATTCAACGGAGAGAACGATACCTATAATGAAACACAAAAATCGTATGGCATGTGGTTTGTACCTCCAGATGTTGGTACCACAGTTATGGTTATATTTGTTGATGGCGATCCACGTAAAGGATACTGGTTAGGTTGTATCGCAGATCAATATATGAATTTTATGGTTCCGGGATACGCAAGTACAGAGTTAAATGTTAACGGAAAATCTAAACGTGTACCAGTAGGTGAATACAATAAAAAAGTAACTCAAGTTGCTGCTCTAGATCCTACAAAAACTAAAAAACCAGCACACCCTTTTCAAGACATATTACAAGAACAAGGATTGTTAAATGATGACATCAGAGGATTAACATCATCAAGTGCAAGACGTGAAATACCAAGCAGTGTATTT